ATTGTAAAGTCTATCCGTATGATTGCTACGGATCATCTGTGTTACTTGAAGGTCGTAAAGTACCTGAATAGCCTCATCGCGATCATCTCCCAGAGTCTGTTCATAGGCTTCTGGTGTCCCCTCGCTCCACTTGCTAATAGTATTAAAGTCTATTTCGTCGCCAATAGTTACGACTTCATCTGGTCTAAACTTGCTTATAAATTGTGCTACATTTTTTACAGCTACTCGATCATGGAAGGGAACTTGAAGGTCTGACACGATTACTATTCGTTTCATACTTTAATCCTCGTCTTCGTCATCCTCATAAGGTAGGCGATCCACTCGGTCAGGGATCGCAGGCAAAATCCATTCTGGATAGGCGTCTCTGTCCTGGATAATACTTAGGGCAATATCCACGGCAAAGCCTGCACGGCGTAAAGCCCGGTACATTTCATGGAGACTAATAGCCCACGCGTCTAAGCGTGTGTAAGTATCTAGGTCGATTACTTTTTTTCTTGCCATGTCAATAATTATCGCTCGAGGAGTATGTTATAAATCTCATCGACACGCGAGTTAAGTCGCTTAATTTCAGATAGAAGATGAGTAATGACATAGCCTGCAAGCCCACCGATCACGGCTAGGCTGGCAAAGTAAAGGGTGAAGAAATCGCTTTGACTCACTTTTTCTCTACCGTATCTACGGCTGCCTCGATAGCATCTACGACGATATCTGCTACGGCTTTCTTTGCACGGTAAGACTTAATAGCTGCACGGATAACCGGGATTGCTATAAGGCCTAGAGTTGCATAGATAATCGCTTCCATTTACTTACCACCTATCATCGGGATATTAAAGAATGTAGAGTCTTCGTCGCCCTTTGTAGTAAAGCTGACATGCGCATGATGGTCATGCTTATTAACCCCATCGTAAGTACGCCAACGCCAAGCCGCTCTAGGTGACGCGATCTTTCCTGCAAAGATGATGTAAGCGATTCTTTTATCGCCAGACTTTGCAGCGAGTCGAATCTGATCGACCAGGTCAGGCATGACATCGGGCTTCCGGCCTTTGCCGTTAAGGTCGCGGTCAATATCGACGGCACGTACCCATCCCTGTACATCTGGATTATGATCAGACTTACGCGTAGAGTGTCGGAGGTCACCGATCCAACCGTCGGAAGTTCGATCTCTACCTGGGAATGCATCGTCTATCTGCTCTCTAAGCTGGATCGCTGACTTTGATAACTTTGGCTTCACAGGTAGCGCACTCCCATCTTTTTAAATTGTTTAAAGTTAATTCTGCATGATCACATATAGGAGGAGCGATAAAGGCATCATCTATCGCATCATAGGTATATCCGATACCAGCGTAGTTATAACGTATCGTGCCGTTATAGCTTGTCTTTATCCACGTACCGCCTAAATTATCTATAAGCCATTTATAGCCTTCGTCTCCGTTAGGATCGTTATTATCCCCTACTAGCACACGAATTACTTTAGAATTTTCGTCAATCTCTGCCCAATGACTCATACTGCATACCTCACAATTACTAGACCAGAGCCGCCATTCTTACCGAAACGGTTTCCGCCTGAACCGCCGCCGCCTCCGCCGCCCGTGTTAGCTGTGCCTGCTACGTTAGTATCGAGAAAGGCGTAACCACCCTGACCGCCGCCGCCGTTACCGCCTGCGCCTTGATTGCCAATAACGGCGAGAGTACCGCCGCCGCCTCCGCCCGCGTAAAAGTATGTACCGCTTACATTCTGTCCAGTAGATGTAGCCGTTCCCCATGATGAGTAGGCTGATGTTCCTGATCCACCATCGCCAGCCTTGCTACTCGATTGCACATTCTGACCAGCTGCGCTAGCTCCACCGCCTCCAGCGGCTACGTCTGCCCATGAGGCATTACCGATACCGCCGTTACTTCCTTGACTTCCTGTAGCAGCGCTAGTCCATTTACGGCCTGCGCCTCCGCCCGAACCGCCATTATTTCCAGTTGCATCATAGCGACCACCACCACCGCCGCCCGTAGATGAGGTTAAACCTGTGAAAGTCGTATTAACGCCGTTACCGCCTGCTACGCCTGTAGTGTTATTTGTGCCTACACCACCAGCGCCAATTGTAATCGTCTTTGTGCCAGTTAAATTTTGAGAAGTAAAGACCTGGAATCCACCAGCACCACCACCACCGCCGAGCTCTGCACCACCACCACCGCCTGCAATCATCATAACGTCGCAGGTCAAAGTACCGCCAGAGATTACTAGATCACCGTTAGCGGTAAAGACCCGGTAATTAAAGCCGCCAGAAGTAAATAAAGTGCCTCCGGTTACCGAAATCGTTATAGGTGCAGCGTGAAAACCTGCAATCGTATTGAGCATTAAGCCGTACCACCTACGACGTACCAGGTATCTGTGCCTGTCTTAATGCAGGCAGCGCTCTTATATTGAGCAAGGGTAGGAGCAGCTGGAGTCGCTCCAGCGCTTAAAACTGTAGTAGTGCCTGAGGTAACCGCTGAAATAGTGCAGGTACCTGTGCCAATATTTAAAACTGTGATAACTGTACCAATAGGGAATGCTACAGAGGCATTAGTCGGGATCTTAAAGGCAATCGCTGTAGACTTATTCATAATCTGCATTACCTGGTACTGATCTGCCGCTACGGCTGTGTAATCTACCGTATTAGCCGCGCCAATTGTAAAAGAGACTAGGCCATTATAGGCATCTGCCGTGAAAATTTGACCTGTCGAGGCCGGGAACCCTGTAGCCATTGTTTATACTCCTAGTATCCTAATATAGATTGTCCGATTATACCGTAGGTAGGGGACGAAAGTATGAACCCTTCTACGATAGGCTCTAGCGTCGTAACTGTGCACTTCATCGAGTTCGGCGTAATATCCCACGCTAAACCCTGGACCTGTAACGTCTTAACAATAGTAGAGCCGTCTGGCTGTACGTTAGTTATCTTGACGTTATCAAAGTAATCTAGGGCGATCATCGTATCGGTAGGGACTGCCTGATCTAATAGATCGACTGTCATAGCGTCAATACGGATAGTAGTCTCAGCTCTAGTCGCTACGTATATCTTTGCAATATTTAAGACCTGCGCGTCTGTCTGTGGGATCATCTCTGTAATAGTCGTACCATGAGGGAAGTACTTAGTAGATGAAGTCGCATCTGTTGCTACTTGAGCCGTGCCGCCTATGCGTGTCATAGAGGCTTGATTGACGATTAACTTATCATCAAAGGCGTAGCGAAGGTCTGAGTAAGGGATACCGCCGCTTTGATTGAACTCGATAGGTGCAGGGGCCAGAGATCCCACTACATCCTGTCGATCTTTGAATTCTGCCGTGCCGTCTGTGCGAATAAAGAAAGCGCCTTGATCAGCGAATTCTGCTGCCTTGATAGCCGCTAAGGCTGTGCGAGCCGTGCCCGGGTCTGCCTGGACTGTAGTCGTGCCGCTGTCAATAATACGCATAGCCGTAGGGAATGAGACTTGATCTAGAATCTTACCTATGCGAGTGCCAGTAGTCTGACCAGCGGTAGCGTCTGCAACCGTCGATACGTTAGCCATTTGGAATAATCTAAAGGCATCAGAGCAGACGATATCGACATAGCCTAATTCTTCGCCCTGGGGATAGGTGTAGTTATAGGAATCTACATAACCTGAAAATAAGAATTCCTGAGAAGTGTCGGTAGTAGCTGCTACGCGTATCTTACGAAGTGGAGTTAAGTAGCCGAAATAAGGAGACGTAGGAGACTGGGGGTTAAACGCTCCAGTCTGGTCAATCACTCGAACGGTGCAAGATCCAGACTCATAGGTGTCACGCATAATATTACGACCACGGGTAATCTTAATAGACCTAGTGATATCGCTTAGATCGACTGTAGGCTCGACTACCGCGCTCGCCGCGAATTGGTTTACGCCTATGATGCCGTATTTAGCGTCACCGATAGTAAAGGGATATCCGAACGTAGCACCCTGGCTAAAGTCGAACGATACGGAGATAGTTGCAGGTAAAGCCATTAGAGAGCTACCGCTGCTAAGAATCCGCCTCTATTTATTGTGTTAAAAGATCCCGATAAGGAATCGTTAATAGATGAGTCACGGATAGCGTTTCCTACTGTCTGGCCGTCTAGTTCTACTTTTATATTTATAGTCGGATTAACTCCAGCGATTACGCCTGCTCCTAGGCCGCCCATAGGTCCAACCTGGCTATAAGAATTCTTAGCATAATCTGGTACGTTAAAATTAGGGACCATCTCGCCATAAGGGATACCGA